CAACCGCTAACGTCCTGTATAACCAAGTTGACTTGGCTGGCCTTGCTGACGGGGACATCATGTATCCCGGCACGAATGTCCGTGTCATTGCAGTCCCCGGCTTGACTGGAACAAACCGCATCGTTTCAACTTACCTCGGCAACTTGTTCTACGGCACCGACTTGTTGTCCGACGAGGAGCAGTTCTCGATTTGGTTCAGCAAAGACAACGACGAAGTTCGCTTCCAAGCAGCCTTCAAGGCAGGCGTACAAATCGCTTACCCCGACTTGGTTGTTGACTTCCGCTTGACCTAATGTGTAGGGGGGAGGGAAACCTCCCCCTGCTTTTTGTTCTCTTGAAACTTAAAACCCAAATACACATATGTCCTGCTCCTTAACAACTGGCTACGCCCTTGGATGCCGAGATTCAGTCGGTGGCATCAAAACAATTTATGTCCAATCCTTCAACCCAACGGGATCCTGCAATGCCAACCTTTCAGGTGCGGTTACAGGGTTCACGGGTTACGCTTCGGGTGGGTTCTTCGAGTATGACTTGACCAAGGCTACGTCATCTTTGACTGAAACCTTGAACGCAAGCATCGAGAACGGCTCGGTTTATTACACCCCCGAAGTAACGTTTACCATCAACAAACTGCAAGTCGCAGTCCGCAATGAACTCCGCCTGCTGGTCCGTAATCGTGTCATCGTAATCGTCCAAGACAACAACAACCGCTACTGGTTGCTGGGTTCTGCCAACGGCTTGGAAGCAACCGCTGGAACCGCTGGAACTGGTACTGCCTTTGGAGATAGAAGTGGCTACGAATTGACTTTGACCGGGATGGAGCCTGACCCGATGTTCCTGATTGCGTCAACAGTCTTTGCACCATCGACTACGCAGATACTCGGTTCGTAGTATCTTTGACTTAGGTTTTCATCATCTGAGGTTTGGGAGGGCAGTCAGCAATGGCTGCCCTTCTTATTTTTACGGCCATGAAGATTTGCATTGTTTACAACGCCCATCCAACCGGGTGCAGTTATTACCGCCTCGAAATGCCGAACGCCTACCTTGGCGATAACTACCCGGAGTTCGACTATGTGTGCGTCGAGAATATCACCACGATTAGCGACGAGGGGTTGAAGTCGATTGACCTGTTCCTGTTCAGCCGTTTGTGGTGTCAAGGCACTATGGAGCAAGTCGAAAATGTTTACAAAGCCCTGACCCAATTCGGGGCGAAAGTTATCCTTGACTTGGACGATTATTGGGTGCTTGAATCGGGCCACATCATGTACCGCCACTATCACCAAACCAAACTTGCAGAGGTCATCCGCAAGCACATCAAATTGGCTGACTGGGTTACCTGTACCACCGAGCATCTTGCCTCTCGCATACGGCCTCTAAATGCGAACGTGAGCATTCTACAAAACGAACCCTACGAAGCCTATCAGCAGTTCATTCCCAACCCGGACGAAGAACCCGACAAGCACCTCGTCAAGTTCGGTTGGTTCGGTGGTGCGCAGCACGGAGAGGACATGGAACTGCTCCGTGAGGGGATGCAGAAGTTACGCTGGGACGCAAATTTGGATGGCAAGTACCGCCTCTACCTCGGAGGGTGGAATGACAATAACCCTGTTTACGAAGGGTACGAGAAAATCATCAGCGACCAAGGAAACAACCCGAACTACGGACGCATTCAAGCAGCGGACATCTACTCGTATGTCGGAGGCTACAACTTCGTGAACGTAACCCTTGCACCGCTCCGGGACACCAAGTTCAACAAACTCAAGTCCGAGTTGAAGGTGGTTGAGGCAGGGTGGATGAACAAAGCGATTATCGCATCCGAAACCATCCCCTACACCGACGTAATTCGGCACGGAGAGAACGGGTTTCTCGTTCCCTACAACAAACCCAAGGACTGGTACAAGTACATCAAACAACTAATCCTTGACCCCGACCTGCGTAAGGGCTTGGCTGACAACCTAACGGCCGACATTAAGAAGCGGTTCAACGTGGCTGAAACCGCCAAGAAACGAGCGGAGTTGTACAGGCAGATTGGGCGCAAATTGTGAAATTCGGAGGCATCGCACATTTACAAGCAGATGCTTTACCTGAACCCTGACACGACCAACACCCTAACGGTTACTTGGACCGAGCGAGCAAGCACGGGGGACCGCTACATCTTGCGACTCACAAGCATCGCCAAGAACACCACGACCGATTTCACCCTGCTGAAATCCGCAAACCTGTCATCTTACACCAACCGCTATGACCAATTTTCGATTGCCGTGGGGTCGCTTGAAACAGGCTCGTATAAGTATGAAGTTTACGATACCAATAGCACGGTTGCCGCTGCTTTGGCGGTCGTTGAAACGGGCTTGGCATTTATACAAACCGCAACGATAGGCTTCAATACCTACGCCAATACGATTACTTACAATGTTTACGATGCATCCGACGAGGGTGTCTTTGACCTAACCTTTGACTCAACTTTCGCATAATGAGCGTACAAACACGAAGCCAACTCCAAGCGAGCGCCTTAACCATCACCAACGAAACCGCTGCCGGGGCGAACACCGCATCCCGTGTGGGTGGTCTATTCGACGACCTTGCCGACACCGCAACGCTTGATATCGAGCGTGGATATGCTTCGGTTGCTACGGCTGCTGATAGGTCATTTGTAACGACCAATAATACTGCTGCCAAATTACTAATTACAACAGGCCCCAACATTCTATCAACCAACAACTTTTCGAGAGTTGCAACAAGTGCGGGGCCATCAATCACCTACACGGGGACGCTATCCGCTGCAATTAGGGTGAGTGCAAATCTAACTTTTTCGGGGGCAAATGGCGATGATTACGCTTGGGGTTTTTACAAAAATGACGCACAAATCGGCTCGTCCGAAGCACGAGTTACTTTGAGCCATACCGAAGGCCATCAAGTAGTTTTGGAAACCTTTTTGATAGCAAATACCAATGATGAATTTTCAATCTATGTAACTTCAATTGATGGTGTTAGGACGATTACCATCTCATCCATCAGTTTTAATGCTCACACGCTATGAGTAATAAATCTACTCAACACTTCACCCAATGGTTGGGGATAGAACACAAAGTGCCAGTTATGCTGGAGAACCGTTCGGGCAAATACATCACCTACGGCTTTGCGAACGAATACCCCTACTACCTGCTGGACAACTATCGCAGGAGCAGCAAGCACAACGCCATCGTTAACGGCAAGGTGAACTATATCATGGGCGGTGGATGGCAGGCAGGCGACAACCTGACCGTAGAGCAGCAGGCCCGGTTCATCAAGTTCTTCGACGGAATGTCAAGCACCGAGGACCTAAACGACATCACGGAGAAACTGGTCCTTGACTTGGAGATTTTCAACGGCTTTGCGGTCGCAGTTACTTGGTCCAAACTTGGGACCATCGCCAAGATGGAGCATGTTCCCTTTGAGAAAATCCGTGTGGACAAGGAGGAGAAGATGTTCCAACTCGCTGACTGGTACAACGACGACATGATGCAACTCTTCCCCAAAGTCGGGGACATCGAGAAAATCCCTGCATTCGACCCGGAGAACCGCCTCGGTAAGCAGTTGTTCTACTATCGTGTTTACGCAGCAGGCGTGAAGCACTATCCTCTCCCCGAATACATCGGTGGCAACGCTTGGATTGAGGCAGACGTACAGGTCGCCAACTTCCACAACAACAACCTCCGCAACAACTTTTGGGGGGGATATCTAATAAACTTCAACAACGGGATTCCAACCCCCGAAGAACAGGGCGACATTGAGAGGCAAATCAAGCGTAAGTTCAGCGGTACGGACAACGCTGGTCGCTTTGTTGTAACCTTCAACGACGATGCAGCCAAGGCCCCGACTTTGGAACCGCTTACTCCGAGCGACATGGATAAGCAGTTCGAGATCTTGAACAAGGCCATCCAGCAAGAGATATTCATTGCCCACCGTGTAACGAATCCACAATTATTTGGGGTGAAAACCGAGGGCCAATTGGGTGGACGCAACGAATTGGTCGAGGCTTACGAACTATTCAAGGCGACCTACGTCAACGACCGGGTCCGCAAGGTGGAGCGGATGATCAACTACTTGGGGTCTTTCAACGGTGTGGAAGGTATGGAATTGATCCCCGTTGAACCCATCACGGAGCGACTAAGCGAACAAGCCCTCTTGCAGATTATGACCCAAGACGAATTGAGGGAAAAGGCAGGTCTGCAACCTTTGGAAAAGCCTGCCGATGTGGTTGGACCTAATCCCCAACCCGACGAGCAACCGCAAGCCGTGGAAGCATTGCAGAGCAACGACAACATCAAAAAGTTGTCGGGCAGGGAGTATCAAAACCTGATGCGAATCGTGCGTCAGTATATGCAGGAGAAAATCACTCTTGAAATGGCTCGTACCATGTTGTCAGCCGGCTTCGGTCTATCAGCCCAAGAGATTGACACGATGCTCGGAGTGCAGGCCCAAGAGTTCAGCGAGCCTCAATGGGGCCAAGATGACGATGAGGACTACGGCTGGGGCGACGAAGAATTCAAGGTCTTGGAGGTGGTTGCAAGCAAGTTCGGATGTCATGCAGACGATTACCATGTGATGCACTCCAAGCCGATGCGTTTTGATACAAACATCGACGAAAATATCCGTTTGGCCTTTGCCGAACTCGGCGAGGAAGAAAAGGAACTTGACCTGAAGATTGAAGCGTATCGCAAGAAGAACCGGGACGCAAGCGTTGAAGAAATGGCCAAGGAGTTCGG